GTCAAATGTTTCATGAAGAAGTTCCCCAATGTCCCATTGATAACTTGCTATCTTCAATGGGCGTTTGAACCAGTCAGACAATTGGACATCTTGGATCATGTCCGAACCACGAAAAGGGTCCATAATGATCCCCCGCGTGTCCATCGCAGAGGGCACAGCATCGTTAAACTCAACATTCTGCTGTTTGAAATGTTGTGTTGCTAGTGTTCCGAAGACTAGCGGCTTCGATTGATTTTGTTCAGTTCGGGATTTAAATATGTACAGTTGAACAGCCCCGAGGCAGTCAACCGGTTCGAATTTTATACAATAATGTAAACAGATATATAAGCCTCCTACTCTCAAGAAAATACGTAAACATCGAGAAATAGTGGTAATCAGTATATACAAGGAGTTTTGCTACTCCGTGGAAAGCAGATCTCACTGCTCATTTATTTATTGGATGGAAAGTTGATCTCTTTCCATTGTTCGACTCGGTCGTCGAACGAGACTTCGAGATCTCTACAGTGAACATTCGCTATGTCACAGACCTCTGCCAGCTGGGCGCATCTCGCATCATAGATTTCTCTACCATGCAAGAACCACTCTCTGGCTGCATTTCCGACAGCATCAACAGCATCACGTTGTCGCTCTCCCTGTTTTGAAGTAAGGAGAGGGATAGTGCAATACTGCAACTGTCTGAAAATGGATACTTCATCAATAGAACCGACGCGGCATCCAATTTCTGGGATAAATGTTGATTTCCTCTTCAGGAAGTCAAGTTCATCCATGGGCATGAAACCCAATTCGGTATCTTTCTTATCAGGGGTGGTAATAGTCATCCCCACTTCATGAAGGTAATCCCTGTAAATGGTAAAAGAGAGCGCTCGTTTTGCAACATCAGAAACAGATGCAAGTGCATCATCTCCATAAGTCGTTAGAGCAACATTCTCTCTGAATGTACCAGGTATGGGATCTTCCTCAGAAGAGCTGAAATAACAGCTTCTGAATAGAAGAGAATTATCCATGCTATTAACATGAACTGTGAGTGAATTTCCGGACACCCACATCCACACACGAACCATTGTGCCGTTCCAAACAATCAAAGGATTGGTTAGATCAGCGGTGATCATGTCCATTTTTCTCAAGTGAGATGGGGGGAATCCCATTGCTTCCGCCAATCTTCTAAATATGGTCATACTGGCATTGGTTACGTTAGCAGGACGACGCAAGTCGTATTCTGCATAATCGCAACCCAAACCAAGACCGTCTTTTGAAAACTTCTCGACATTCTGCATGAGATCTTCCCAATCTTTACCAGCGGCATTGATTCCGACGGCACATTCTGCTAGATGGGGGTGATGTAAAAGAAATTCAATCACCGGCATATAGTGGGTGCGTATGTCAAGAGTCGTTGCTACTTGTTGAGTATAGACAATTCTACACTTAGTTTTGGTAAGAGGGGTAGCTTCATCCTTGAAGAAAGAACTGGCGAATACATTGGACCGTTGTCCACGACTGTGACAGTCGTTGATTCTTGCCATCTCATCAATTACTTCTTGAGGTGCTGCCCATTTCTGGGGCTTATCTTCAACCTTTGGAAGCTTGATAAAGCGTTTACTTTTGGCCCCTCCAAATGGTAAACCAAATGAAGTATCCATGTGCAAGGGAGGGATAGAATCTCTGCCTTCGACGCCATTAATTGCTTCGTCGAGAGTCAGGGCTCTACACCGCTCAGGGTATTTCTCTTTCCAAACCTTAGCAGCTACCAACAGTGGGGATATATAATCCTCAACAGCCTTTCGCAAATGAACCGGATTCACATCATGAGTTCCGTGTGCAATAGCTGTAATACATCTGTTGTACTGTTTCCAAGGAGGTTTGAATGGTGGTGGACCATACTCCCTCTGGGTCCCGAATACTTGATTAACAGGGTCCTTTAGTAGCGACTCTGTGATCTCGCTTTTCGGAGTAAAACCGACATCTACATTGCCCAAAACCTCAACGTTTCCGTTGTTGGGAAGTGAATCATCGTGAAATACTGTTGCCCGAGAGTGAGCTGGGCCGGGGTTGAACACCTGGACTCCCATTGAGTGTGAGCTCACGTTGGAACATTCGGCTCCCAAAGTAATGCAGTTCTTTCGAACCAAATCAGCTTCGGCAATCTCATATTCACCACTGAGCAAACTGGAAGCAACACCACTCCTCGCAAACGAGAAAGGAAGTGCAGCTCCAGCAACATGAAATCCAACTATACAACCATCAGCCTGGTCTGAAATGACCGGTACACCACACATGCCTTCACGCGTATGTTGGGACTTATAC